AAGATAATCATCAGTAAATAAAAACGGCAGAGTTCCACCTAAAGTACAATTCCACACAAAATTAAAACTATCGTTTGAAAGCATAGGATTAGAATCGCCACTTGTATTTAAATCAGTTACAAGAGTATTTGATACTTCATAATCCATCCACATATTATCTTCACTTATATATGAAAATGTAAGATTCCAGCTTCTTAATCCTTTTCTACCTAAACCACTTTTTGCTCTTTTATTGAACGATGATTCATCAGTTACATCATCAGGATTATCTAATTCAAAAGGTGGATATTTATACATTTCATCGTTATTATACATAGTCCATTCTGTTGGTCCATCATAATAAATGTTAGAAAGAATTTTGCCACCCATTGTTTTTTGTGTTTTAATACCATCAAATCGTCTTGACATAGTAAGTGATAAATCAGGCGAATTAGGAGCATCCCAATATTTCCCAACTACAAAAGAACCTAATTGACTTTTACCTGAATCAATAGGGTTATCTGCATCATAAAATATTTCAAAATTTCTCCAATACTCATCATCAGAAGTAAACTCAAATATAGTTGTACTATTGTATTGTGGTAATAAATATTGACTAGTATGATTAGCATTTAATATTTCACCTGTGCCACTAGGAAAAATATCTGTAGATGTTACAACATCAAGTCCGTGTTTACCTACAACTCTAAATTCGTGTTCATTAGAACCTAAATTATGATTTAATAAAGCTACAAAGTTAATAGGAAAAGATGTTTTAAGAGGGTTATCACTAGAACCAATCATAAAAGGGGTTGCTGATTGTGATTCTTCTATATTAACAACATATGGATTAGAAGGATTTATATACAATAATTCTGCTCCACCTTTATCTGCATCCCAACCTAATTGCCCTGTGGCGTGTAAAAATGTAGGCATATCTACATAAAATCTTGGCGTTTTAACTTGCTTTCCCATTAATATCCTCCTGAACCTCCTGAACTACCACCACCTGTTGTGTATGTAGGAGTTGTAGTTGTTGTTCTGCGTCTTGTTTTAATTTTTGTTTTATCTACCTTTGGTAAATTATAATCAGGTAAATTATAAATAGTTTTGTTTATTTTATATTTTGATTCGTTAATTTTCATATCATTCCAATTAACACTTTCAAGGCTAATTAATGAATTTTGTTTTTCCCAATCAACTTTAGTTCTTGTTATACCACAAGTAACTTTTTCTGCATTTTTATTAGATAAAATTAAATCTTCAATATCAAATTTACCTTTATATGTAAATAAAATTTGTTTTTGTATTGCAACACCTGAAAGTGAAAACATTATAATTGTGTTATCGTTTCCTTGTAAAACCCACCCTTCTGGAAGTTCTGGTGTTATTTCTGCTTTACCTTTAAAATATATTTGTATACCCATTATATCTACATCAGAATCTAATGCACACATATTGTTTTCACAAGAAATCTTTGCTTGTTGAGGCTTTGCAATGTCTTTATTAAATTTTTTAACTGTACCTGTTTTTTTTGCTATTGCCATTTAACCTCCAAATATTATATTTATAAGATTTACTATATCTTGTATATTTAATGTTCCATCACCATTTATATCGGCTCTATTAAATTCTTGCTCATCAAGATTTTCTTGTGTGCTAGAATTTACTATTAAATTCATTAATTCAACTACATCTAAAACATTAACTATAAAGTCTCCATTTACATCACCATCTGGGTAAACAGGAGGAACTTCCCCTTCTTGATAAAAAGCCTGATATTTATTAGCAGAAGGCACACCATCTATAAATACTTTTAACATAGCGTCTATACGGCAACCTTCAGGATAAATAGCATATTTTTTAGAAATTTGAATTTGCCCATTATAATTATCTTCTAAATCAGATGTAGATTTTGAAATATGAAAAAAATCTTCTAATCTAACATCATCTTCTTCATTTATATAAGGTCTATTTTGAAATGTTTGTTCTTGACCTTCATCATCAATCCAAGTTAAAACAGGGTCTTCTGTTTCTTCGTCTGTATTTGGGTTATCAGGTACATAAATTGAAAGAGCAAATATTTTATAATCCCAATCAACATCATAAGATGTAGAAACTGTTCCTGTAACTAAACCATTATTAATTGAATTATTGTTACCTAAAGACAATTCAAAAGTTTCATCTTCAGCTGTTGTTTCTTCTGTATTTATATTTTCATCATCATAGGCAGGGTTATCAAAAGGGTCACCCATCTGAAAATTTCCTTGTCCGTTGTTTCCACCACCATCACTAAATACTCCACCATCTTCTGTTTCTTCTGCTGATATTGTATCATCCCATCCATATTCACCTCTGTGAACTTGAACTGCTTCAATACTTACCTTATCAATACTTTTATTAATATTATTAATAAAAAATACAGGATATATATATTGACCGTTTTTTATTGACGGCTCAGTATAGTCATAACCAAAAACTTTATCTCCACCTAAAAGTTCATCTAATTTGAAATAATCACCAGCCTCCAAATTTAAATAAGAAACAGGTAAATCTATTCTAATTATTAAATGTTGGTTACAATACCAATTAACTAATCTTTTTTGTAATTTAAATGCAGTATCTTCATCTCTAATATACTCTGATTCTACCTCTAACATTGATTCTAAATTAGTGTCATTATTTAAACCATAATAATTAACATCATACCAATATTCTGGATTATCAGGATAAATATTTTGAGTCACAGCATCGTAAGTTTGGTATGTATTTCCATCGGAATCTCTCAAAGCATAACCTGTTTCTCTTGTTAATTCTCCTGTGGCATAATCTTTATAATATTTTACATTAACTCTATTTTTAACGTCATCTAATTTAGATAAAGTAAAACTATAATTAATAACATCTATAGCTCTTATTTTTGAATAAGAAACGCCTTCTAAAACTTGATGTATAGGTATTAATTTAAATTGCCCAAAATTATCATAAGACGGTATTGCTATAGAAGATTGAAATAAACCTTCAAATAATTCTTTTACTTCTTTTTGTTCATTTAAAGTAAAATCAAATTTCCATTGAGATAAAGCAGGTTCAAGAGATACAACTTGCTGAAATCCTAATTCATTATCTAGTATATCAACCATAATATCTTCTATTCTTACAATTTGTTCTCCAACATTATCTACTCTACCTGCAATATTTCCAAAAAAATCTTGTTTTTCTAATTTGTTTATAAGAACATCTTGTATAACATATATATTTTTTAAATTAGCTATTGCCCAAGAAGTATCTCTCCTTGTGTATGTATCTTCACTACTACCTGCGTTTGTAATATATGGAAATCCCCATTGAATACTATCATAAGAGCCAGTATCATTAAAATCTTTTAAAATATTATGATAATAAAATTGACCATCTGTAAATTGTTCTGTAAAATTATTTTCTAATCTTTTTGCTTCTGCGTCTAATGTAATATTATCTCCAAAAGGATGTTGAGAATTAGGTACACTACCCCAAGTATACCAATCATCATCTTGTATTTGGTCACCATCCACATCTCTGTTTTTTTCCCAATAATATTTATTTTCATTAGTAAGAAAAGTGCTATTATAATTTACACCCCAAACATCTCTTTGAACTAATTCTCTATTAACCCAAAATTGTGTAGCATATAAATTGTAATCAGCAATAGTAACACCCTCTGCATTTCCTGCACTCTGCTCTGGGTTCCATTTAGGTGATATGTAATCCATTTCATAAAATATTTTTGTAACACAAGGAAATGAACCTACATTAGGTTTAAGATGAAACCTAGCAAAACTTCCTCCAGCTTTATAATAATTAACTGCATACATATGTAATCCACTTGTTTTTAAACCATTTTGTATCCAACTAACATCAAAGTTCCCATCTTCAAATGAGTCTCTCCAATTAGTGTCAATAGTAGACCACCTGTTTATTTTATCATCATTAACAGTTATATTATTTACATAAGTTGGCTCCCACCAATTCATACTTGGAGAATCTAAAGCCCAATCAGCACGGTAATGTTCTTGCATTACAGAATGTTGATACGCATCTAAGCCAACAGAATGGTTAGTTGTTGCTTCGTGGGAAACCCATTCAACTACGTTATCAGCTTTTTCAGAATTATTTGAATAACCAATAAATTTATTAACAGTATCACCTATACTTTCTCTACCTGATTCATTAACGCTACCATCATTATTAAAAGTTTCCCAATTGTGGTATCTATTTTTTTCATTAGAACTAAAAAATGAGGCTGCAACTATAGGTCTGTAAACTCTAGCTGGTATACCTCTTTCTCCAGTACCTGCTAATGTATCTTCTTCTGCTGGTGTATATTCTGACCAAACAAACGCATCATCATTTATTTTAATACTAGCAGGTGCAAGACGACCATCATAAGTAGTGTGAGCATTTTCAAATTCATAAAATTGCAAATTATTTAAATCTGTATATCTTCTTGAACCCCAACCTTGTACACCTGTTTCAAAGATATATAAATGAGAACCTTCATAAACAGATAAAAAAGAGTTGTCACGTAACATATCGTAGACTTTAAATGGATGAGAATCATTAATAGCTTCATTACCGTATTCTATTGATGTTCCAAAATTCCAATAACCATAAACTTTTTGTTCTGGTTTGTCTATTTCTAATCTTCCTATTTTATTGTAAACTAACGGACTAGCATCAATATTTCCATATATCATAGGATATGGTTTATTAAAATTACTTTCATCATATTGAGCAAAATCTTCAGGAATAAGTGTGTTTGGAACTTTTGCAGATAAAACTTGTTGTGTAAAATCTTCTAAATCTAATTTAACACTTTCAAATGTTTGTTCAAATCTTCTAATTGTGCCTGTGTATATAGGTAAACAATCATTAATGCTATCAATACCATTTGAAGTATAAAATACTTGGCAAACTGACTTTAAATAATCTACAACATTATCACTAAATTTTCTTCCTTGATAAGGTGAGTTAGATACTTTTAAAGAAAGGCTTGATGTAGTAAATTTATTATTTATAATATCAGCTGTTGTTCTTAATGAAGGGGAATCTAAAAGTAAAGGAAGATATAATTCTCCATCTAAACTTGTTTCTTTAATAGATAAATTAATAATGTTATCTTTACCAGCAGCTTCTGCAAAATTTTGATTTTGTGGGTCAGTATCAATACTAACACCTTTATATATTCTAAGCAAAGGATACAAAGATGTTCTTTGCCCACTCCCTATTGCTTGTTTAAACTTTGGTGGTAATTCAATCATTAACTAAGTCCAAAATCGCTACCTTTACGGACAGCTTCTTTAATTGATTCTGCAAGTTCGCCTTCAACAAAATCTCTTGTTAAAACATTACCTGAAAGGCTTATATTGATATTTCCTGCACCACCACCTTTATTCATTTGGTTTAAAGTTTCTAAGCCGATAGAATCTACTGCATTTCTACTCATAACAAACTCACCTCTTTCAGCCTCTATGATAGTGCCACCTTGAGAATGTGGTCTACCACCTACATAACCACCTTCAGCAAATTGTCCAACAACAGCATCTGTAGTGTCGGTTATTCCACCACCACCACCACCACCATCACCAGTGCTTCCACCCATTTCGTTTAAAGCATTTCTAATTGACCTTACTTGTGCATAACCTTGAGCTAAAACAGCACCCATAGCAATTACATTTGCTGGAAATTTAGAAGCTAATTCAGGGTCTGCTAATACTGTAGCAGCAGCAGCAGCAGTACTTGCTATAGCTGAAAAATATTGTAAATTTGCTAATTCTTTTTGACTTCTTCCTTCCATTTTGGAAACAGAAGCTAAAGATGATGCTATATTTGATAATCCATTTAAATTTTGTGCGTAACTTGATAAAGTTTTTTGAAATGAAGTTTGAGCCTTTTCTTGAGTACCTATTAATTCATTATATTTTTCTATCATAGCATTAAGACCAGCTAATTCTTTATCATTTAAATCTCCTGCCCAAAATGCAGCTTCCCCTAAATCTATTTTAGATTTTAAAAGTGCTATTTGTGCATCTTTTGTTTTACTATAAGCCTCTTGAAGTTCGTCTTGTATTGTTTTGTCTTTTGTTCCTGCGTTATTATTATTTTTTTGTGCTTTAGTAACTTTATCTAATGTTTCCTTTTCTCTTACATTAATTACTATTGTTTGTATAGCTTCTTCATTTAATGCTTCTTGTCGGTCTCTTACTTGTTTTAAAACAGCAGCAAATTCTTCTTCTGTTTTAATTATGCTTCCTAAAGAGGCTTCAAAAACTTCTGCTTCACCAACTTCAAATAAATCTCCAGAAATACCTGTTACTTCTTCAAATTTCTCTAGAAATGCTGTTAAATTTACACTATCTACAGCATCTTGTATTTCTTTTGTTTCATTAGCTATTTTTTCTTTTAATTTTTCAATTTGTTTTTCTATACCTTGAGCAAGTTCTTTTCTCTTTTGTGCTTCAGGGTCGGTTGCTCCTTTTTTTTGTGCTATTGATGCCCAAACTGCATTAAATTTTGCTGCTTGTTTTCTAAGTTTTTGAATTTTTTCTTCAGCTTCTTTTATAGTTTCTGTTCCAAAGAACGGTACTTCTTTTACTAAAGGTTCTGAAAATGCTTCCATTATATCAGTTTTTATCATATTTGCAGCAAATCTTAAAAATTGATTTGCTTCTGCCATTTTATCAATAAAATCTTGTAATTCTTGATTAATTGGGTCAGTAGTAACAGTACCTAAGGTTCCTGTTAAATCTTTTACGCTACTATCTACATCTTTTACATCTTCTTCAGTAGTTCCAAGAATACCTGACACAATTGCAAGTTCAGTAACTAGTATTCCAAACCCTGTTACTAAAAGTCCAATACCTGTTCTTGATTGCTTTATAGCTGCCATATCTAATTGTTTAAGATACATAGCCATAGCACCAACAAGTACAACACCAATAGCATAAGCATAAGCTTTAATTCTGTCAGGGTCCATAGAATCAGCTAATGATGTTCCAGCATTTGCTAAACCAGTCATTAAAGGTAAAAATGCTGTACCTATAGATTCATTAAGATTTGACATAGATGCTTCAAATTGTTGGAAGGCTTCATTATTTTCAGAAATACCCTCTGGTAAATCTTTAATTTTTTGTCTTGCAGCTGTAAGTGTAGCGTTCATAAACGCTTGTTTTTTCTCTGCATCTGTTAAAGCTGAAGCATTTTTCTTT